TTGTGGATTGTAATTTGTTCCGTTACCTAAATCTATTTCAGCTAAACCATCAGCATCTAAATAAACACCATCAGGTACCATTCTTGACATTACTTGTTGTAGCTTTAAGTGCGTTAATTGAATCATATCAGCAAAACTAGTTATTCTACCAACTAAGGATTCAATTCTACCTTCATACATTCTAGGCGCCACGATTTGGTAGTTCATTTTAACATTACTAAAATCAGAATCTGTCCTCATCATATTAGGGCACATTCGCCATCTTAATATTTTATCAGCACCCACGACATATACTCCTTCGTAAAGTGTTTCTATAACTCTTTCAAGCTTTTCAAAATCACCTCCCATATCTTGAGGAGGATTAAATGATTCATCTTTTTGTATTACTTTCTGACCGCCCGCTTTAGTTTGTTTTAATTTATAAACACTATTCATGTGTGTTTTATAATTAAAATATAGAACTTGCACTTTATTTTTATCTCTATTATTAACGTAGTCTAAAGGATAAGCGTTTTTATCTACTAGTTCTTTAATTTCACTTTCTGACAATTCAGGAAATTCTTTTACTAATTCATTTAATGGTAATTCTTTTACCTCGCCGATATAATATATATCTTCAAAATAAGGTGAGTCTGTGTGAGAATAAATTAAATTAGCTGGGTCTACGTATTGAGCTCTAGCGCCATTGCTAAAATCAAAAGTTGTTTTTGTTGCTCCTATACCTATTACAGTTAAATCATATAATACTCTTCTTCGTATTAAATCATAATCACTATTTTCCATTAAAACATTAATAGCTTGCTCTTCTGCTAATTCAACCGCTTGCTTGTAGTTAAGTTGCATATGTAATGCTAATTCTTCTTCTGTATCGGGTAATTTTTCTGGATCTGTTTCGTATAGATTTATATTGAACTGCTCTTGTACTAAATCATTAAACTCTTTAGCTCTTATATCACGAAGTATAGTTTCCATATACTCGGTTCTTTTACTAACACCATAGTCATCTTGAGAAAAGCAATTTATTTCGTAGTTTCTTTGCGCCATACCGTTTACCACAATATCAACGAACTTAGGGATAATTGGAACTGGTTTCCAATCTAAATTAAGATAAGATAAATCACCATTTATAGATAATTCATTTTTATATTTTTGTATAGGTTGTTCTCCTCTAGCATATAACCTAAGTGTATGAAAATTATTTTTATGGCTATTATATTTAGAAGTAGAACCTGAAAACCACTCGTGTCTTATAGCTCTAGCTACTTTTAAACCGTATTCCTCACTAAGTTTTTCTAAATCACTTACCGCTTGTGACGGAAAATTTATAGAATGTTCTATTAATCTCATATTTTATTTTTAATTATCCTAGATGAAAATCCTTTGTTATTATATTTTGATATACTTAGGTTTAATGCGGTTTTTTCTCTATCTCTATTTGGTCTATATAAATGCCTATTACAAGCCATTATTGCCAACCCTGAACTTATGGATGCATCATGCTTTGTTCTTTTATTTATATCAAATTTAGACCAATCATTTAATGTTTCATTGAAATATACATTTCCATAAGTACCATCTTCTAATAATCCAACATGATCATTTATGTACATCTCTATTGCTGCCGCATGTGCTTGTTTTATATCTTCGCTAGAATTAGGTATTCCACCAACTTCTTTTTCTGCAACAGATAATTTGTTCCAAATTTTATCTGGTCTATTCATACTAAATCCTCTATAACCTCTCCTTCTTAAATAGTATAATAGTCTTGGTTTATTGTTTTCAGCAAGTAGTGGCATTCCGTAAAATACTAACGCCATTAAAACATCTTCAAAAAATATTTCAGCCGTTTGTGGTCTTGCTATATATTCTAAGAAAAAAGTATTAGCTGGAGCATCTTCCATTGAAAACTTAGTCAATCCATGCAAAGCTCCTTTCGATCCAGTACCATCTACCGTTCCTGATATATCATATGAGTCACAACCAAACGCTCCCATATGTTCATTACCAGGATATTTAATACCGTTTTTTAGTATAACGTTATTTTGTAATTTTTTTCCTGGAACCCAACTTACTTTAAATCTACCTTTAGGATCTGGATTAAAAGAAACTTGAGTATCTTTAATTCCACTAGACCATTGAAAATTACCAGTTGTTATTACTGAAGAGTTTCTATTACCTTCATTGTAGTCTATTTGTTCATATATTTTAACTAGATTAAATAAACTATTTCCTGTCTCATCTCTAAATGCGTGTTCTTCGGTTCTTGGAAACTGTCGATAAAATTCGTTTAAAGCATCTTGATCATCTTTTAATCCATCAGCCTCGTTCTCCCAATGATCTATAACTCCATAATCTATTTCTGTTCCATGCGGATCAAGTGTTTCTTTTTTAGGTGTATTAAAAACAGGTTGGCCGTATTCATCAATAAATCCTTCATAGTTCCATTCCATTGGTATAAATAAAGAATATAATCCTGATTTAGTTTGTCCGTTTCTATTTCGTTTTGTAACGTCAGAATTATAATATAAATTTTTAAAATTATCACCACCTTTATCAAGAGCGTTACTTGTTGATCCCATCATACATTTACCTATAATTCTACTACCTAGTCTCAAACAGGTTTTAGTAACTCTCCAATTATTTTTTATATTATCAGGTTTTTCCCACTTACCGCTTTCGTCATGTACTAATAGAGAAAGCTTTTCACCATCATAGCTATTATCGCCAGTATTTTTCCAATCAATAGTTGTATCTAGTCCCTCCATGTCATCTTGCTCTTCATGTTCCCTCATTTTTTTACGAGTAAACTTTTTAGCAGGGACTCTATAAGCGAGTTCGGACTTTGGCCGGTCCATACCGTCCTGTATTGGTTTAAAGAAGAATGGATAATTAATACTAATTGGTACTACTTTGTCAGTAAACATCTTTTTTGCATCTGCACCAGTCTTAGATAATATACCATATCTACTATCACTTGATATAGTGGCCAAATTTACAGTTTCAGCTGAACTCATAAATGAAAAACCAGAACGTCTATTTTTTAAATAGCACATTCCGTAACATCTTTTATCTGCTTTACACGCTTCCCAAAATATAAAGAATAATCTATTTGCTTCTCTAAAATCAGGAGCGCCAACATCAATCTTACTCCATTGCAAGTACATATAGTGTGTGCCTGTTAAATATGTAGGTTTACCATTATTCATAAACCAAAAACCCTCTTCTCTTCTTTTAAATTCTTCGTCTATATATCCATAATGTTTTTCTTTAAAATCATCTGGATAGTTTTGCCAATCAAAAACTGTTTTAATTCTTTTAAACTCAGGGTTAGTAGGAAACTGTCTCCATTTTTGTTCTGATTTGTTTTTACTACAAGAGTATACTTCTTTAGGTTGTTTGGGTAATGCTATTTTAAAACCTTGTATTTCAAGAATTTCACCAATTTGACCGCTTTTACTAATAACAACAATATCATTTTCTTTATTGTAACCGTACCTCCACTTTTTAGATTTATTTAATCTTTTAATAGTATTAGATCTTATAGGTTTTGTAACCTTATATAATGTTTGTTTATACATTACTTAGATCTTCCTTCTGCAAATCCTTTAAACTCTACTTTTTTCTTTTCTTCTGTAGGTTTTCCCTCTAACATACTTTCTTCTTCATGGATTCTATTTAATATTTCAAATGCATCAAATATAGCTAACTTTTTTGTAGCAGCGGCGTTTTTTAATCTATCAGCAGATATATCGTCATCAGAATCAACAATAGCTTCTTTAGCTACTTTAATTAATTCTTCAACCGCTTTGTGCCCAGCTTGGATTATATTCTTTTTCGTTTCCTTGATATTCATATTTAATTGTAATAAATTTATTCATAACTCTATATAATCTCTCACCATTAATAACAAATTCATACTCACTACTAGGCATGAATCCTACCAACTCTTCTTTTTTATAAGAACCATCAGAATATTTAACGATACCAATCAACGGTCTTTCTACTTCAGTATTTAGTTCATTAATAGCTTTTAGCGGCTTAATAAAACTAAAACCTGATGTGGCAATCCAATTGTTTTTTTTATAAAGAAATATTTGATCTAGAGACGCAAAGTATTTATCTTCTTTCCAATAAGATCTACTGTTTCTTTCTTTACCTTTCACATCATGCCATCTTCTAAATATATTATGATGTACAATTACTTCATCACCCACATTAATGGGTGATTGAAATAATAATGGAGTCCT